CTGATTTAATGGCTCGAAAGCTAACCGTAAAACAAGAAGATTATAAGAACCTTAGAATTGCAGGAAAAGACCCCTCTCAAGCTTATTTGCAAGCTTATGATTCTAAATCAAAAAACCCCAACACGATAAATGTTGAGGCTCAAACACCATGACGTCACCAGAGCCCAGGAATACCCGAACGAGGCTTGTCATATCAGAATCAACTAAGTCAGAAACGTCTGTAGCTATGACGCTTGAACGGCCTTCTTCTTCATCGCCGTAAGCTTCACGGTTATATCGACGCAATAGCTCCTCGTTGATATTCATGAACTCGTCATTGTACGCCGTCGAATCACTCTCGAAAGAGTTTAAAATAACCAGCAGCTCACTATTTGTCATTTTGGCCATTTATTAGAATCCGTTAGAGTCCAGCATTGTATTGTTTACATGATAACACTTTGCAATTCATATGCAATTATGCCAACGAAGGCGCGCTACCGTAGTTTAGCTTTTTACGTTTAGGTCTTACCGGCTCAGCAAATGTTAGGGCCAGTGCATCACCATCATCAGGGGAGAAGCCTAATTCTTTTTTAATCTTCTCTTTTCGCCACAAAACTTTCCTGTCGTGAGAGTCCCTATCAAATGGACTGGCACATAAATCAGCCTGGATAGCATCATCATCAGGTATATCAACGGCCATATTCTCATCATTGAGCCATAAGGACATTTCGCCCCACATCTCATTTCTTTTATTGGTGTACTTTTCCATATCCAAAGGAGTAGAGCCAAATGAGATTGCCTTAACCCGGTCTTCATAGCCAAGTTCATGCAGCCTATCAACGATATCAGCACCACCACCGGCATCGATAAACATCATATCCGGCTTTTTACCCGCTATTGGGCAGACCGTATCAAGAACCTTTTTACATATTGATACGTTTTTGCCTAACTTATCGCACTGAGAGCCCGTATAACTTTCTTTGCCATAAGCTTTCCTGCCCATGCGCTTTATCACGCTAAACCTATCGCCGCCCCTCGATGGATCAACGCCAACAATAAGGTGGCCGCTAGGCTGTTCTTTTGCTGATCTTGCCCTTAATACGCTGTCAGAAGTTATCAGACCTTCACCGCCAGACACCTGAAAGGCCTCTGCTGCATTCATTGGGTATTCTTGCCTGAACGCTTTAACACCATCAAAACCGCCAGCGGACAAGTCGGCAATTTTAATCCTGCGCCAGTACATTTGATCATTATCAAGCTCATAGTGATCAACTAAAGATTGCTCATCGTAGCTTAGCGTGAAATCTTCGGGCGCTTCTTTTCTGTATTCATCCTGCCAAAACCAAGGCACGAAAATAGCAATGTATTCACTGGCTCCAGACTCTGCCAACTTCCACTGCTCATGATAAAATCCGCCGACACCATTCGCCGTAGATTCAAGTATTATTTCTGTTCCGTCTTCATCGGCAATAGTTTGCAATATTCCTTTGGCGTGTTCTTGAGCGTTTGGCCAGAATGCAACCTCTGAACCATGAAACAATTGATTAGTCATTGACCGGCCAACAGACTTATTGCCTGCCGTGCCTACACGATAACCACTGTCGAGCTTTGAATAATGCAGGGATTTATCATTGGACGCCTTTAATTCAGGCTTAACAAATATGGGTAAGTTGTCGTAATAACGCTTTGACATAGCGAAAATTGACTTAGTGGCCGCTTCCTCATGAGTGAGTATGTAGGCCTGCAGCCCGAAGTTAAATGTCGTCTTGTGGGTAAAGCGCCCCTCAATGAATGTAGATGCGCCCTGCTGCCTCCCTTTTAAAACAATGGCCCTAACCTTGCCGGTTTCTTTTAGCTGCCTATCAAGCCTTTCCTGAATATACTTTTGAGCCTTATTCATTATGAAGGGCTCAGTTTTACCAGACTTATTTTTTATGAACAGACAGTTCCGAGCGTAGAACTCAAAATCGACACCTAGCCGTGCGCGCTGAGTATTTAATTTAGAGATGTCAGCCACTCCTCTTGCGTCATCTCAATGGTTTTCTGTTCAATCTGCTGCTTGTTCTTATCGAATCCACCGGTAAAGTTGCCAAGCTCTTTCCAGGCACTTACACGAGCCCCTTGACTTGAACCCTCACCATTGCATTGCGCCTCAACTAAAAGGCCTGCAACAACGTCCTCAATGGTTACAAGAGCCCTTTCTGCCACCTCTTTACGGGCAGCCTTTATTAGTGGGGCGATCATAGGGTGATTTTTTGAGCCTCAACATTTATCGTGTTGGGGTTTTTTGATTTAGAATCATAAGCTTGCAAATAAGCTTGAGAGGGGTCTTTTCCTGCAATTCTAAGGTTCTTATAATCTTCTTGTTTTACGGTTAGCTTTCGAGCCATTAAATCAGTCCTTTACGGTTATTGATTCATGAGCTTATTTATTAAGTCTACTTTGGGATAAGGAGCAGGATTTGAACCCGCATGAGGCGCGATCAGTGCCCGATTTACTCTATTAATCTATCCTCATCACAAAATAGACTTATTTTATATAAGCAGTTAATTGTATTTTATTGATTTGTTGGGGTTAGGTCAAATCAGGCCTTTATGGTGTAGCCTCACACTTACCAACGGGGCCAGCTAATACGAGCCCATGACCTGCACCGGTAACAATGAATTTATTCCCGTCAATGCATTCATAAAAATACCTAACCCCTTTATCGGACTTATTCCACCCCGCCTCTAGGCTGTTATAAATCGTCTTTTCATTGCATCCGGAAGCAAGCAGTATAGAAATTAAAATTAATACAGCTTTCATGATTTCACCACCTTCATTCTTTCATCTTCGATAATCACCTCAGTGCCAGCTAACTTTAACGCAGCTATTAATTTTTCATCCCAATAGCCACTTGGCCCAAACTCTGCAGCCAGATTATTGTGATATTCAATTACAATACCTTCAAGACTGTACTCGCCATTAGCAACTGAAGGGTTTACATAACCCATATTGAACATAACCGGAGTTAATTCCCCGGCCTCATTAATCGAGTAAACTTTTTTATTTGTAGCAACGAAAAGATTATCTTTATAAGTCGTCATCGATATAACAATCTCACCTTCTGGCAATTCTGCAAATATCTTCATTTTCTCACCTTTCCGCTTCCGTTACATTTCGAACACTTATCATTTTCATAAATGTTAGGATTTACATGCGGAATATACCCACCACCATTGCAGTATCTGCAATCTGTGAAAAGCTCCGCAAGACTCAGCTTTCTTCTCTGCTGATACACATCATTTTTATCAATAATCTGCTTAACAGACATATTAGGCTTAACTATAAATCTATTCATATCTGAGCCTCACATTTATCAATAGGCCCAGCTAACACCTTGCCATGACCCGCAATAGTGACGATAAACTTATTGCCATCTATGCAGTCATAGAAATACCGAACGCCTTTATCTGTTTCTTTCCAGTCTTGTAGCTTAGCTGCTGAATGATGCTTTTTATCAGCATCTGAAGTTAATATCTCGCCATTAATCCCATCAGCAAAAAAGTAAACTATGCACCCGATAGCTACCAATAAGAGTGGATATGCAAGTTTAATTAAATTCATCCTATCACCCTCATCACCGCAACCAAGAACTCAGTCGGCATAACTAAAGCCTGGAAGATTGTTGCTAGTGCTGTAATTGCTGTGAATTGGCTCATTTCGTACCCGCCAGATAAACCGCTGCAGTTAAGTGGCACATTGCAACAAGTTGCGTATCCGCCCCGAGAAAATGAAGCAATAGCCCTCCTGCCGCACAAGTCATGCCTGCACATATTTTTGCAGAGTTAAGGCTCATTACTCCATCCCCAAAATTAACGATGTATGCATAAATCTTGCATTGTACGAATTGATATTATCGGGCATCACTACAAGCCGACCACCACACCACGAAGTATCAGAATCTCGTAATATTTTGGACTTAGAGTGAGCGCACTGCTCCCAATTTAAAGAAAGATTTGTCTGGATATCCAGCTGCACCAAGTCTTTATCGTAAACTCTCATTTCACCACCTCTAATAATTCAGGGTTGTCGTGAATATTGCCAATAATAGTTAGCTGCCCAAAATAGAACGCATCCTGCTCGGCAGATTTAAAGCAGAACGCCGCGCTATTATTTTCGGCAACAAACTCAATCAAGGCCACTGATTCCATATTAGGAAGGTAGAAGTCAGACGAAACAATATCCCCCTCAAATATATCTACGCCGCTCTTATCTTTTAATCCCGTCCATTGGCCTACTGTTTCAGGGACTACTGAGTTTGAAGTGATTCTTGGGCTTATGAGGCTATCAGTGCCTGTAACCTCGCAAATCCATGCAAATCTATCGCCATTTCTCACTAGGTCGCCATGCATCCAATCACCTGTAATGGTGCATTTTCCCCTGTACTTAGCGCGCTCTAAAGTATTCATAATCCTTCCCTTATCTGCTTAGTGGTCTTAGGGTGTATAACGCAATGGCTTACGAATGGAATTCCATCCTCTACCTGGCAATCAGGGTTTATTGATGTGCATGCAGGTATGGAGGTGATCATGATTAATGTTAACAGCTTCATTTTGAATCCTCCGGGCTATATGCCACGCCCATGATCAGCAATGTACGCAATTCAGCATCATTAGCCACGACTCGAAACAGCTTGTAACGCTCATCATCACATAAGAATCCCTTCAGATGCATGTTGTCATAACATACGCCGCCACGCTCAAGCCAGGCATGGTTCTCGTTAGCTGGAACGAATAGGCCGTATATAACTTTGTCGCCTTTGATCTTATTGGCCATCACGTAATCTACGCAAGGCTCAATAACAACCCTCTCTTCAGGGTATTCAATGCTCATAGTCGAGCAGCCAGGCAGCATCACGGAAGCTATCAGCAGCAATGAATAAAACGCAATGTCTTTTCTAATCTTGGAAAGGTTCATATCCCCAGCCCTCTAATCTTGAATTTACGCACACCCTGAACCGGCTGAACCAATCTCAAATCTGTACCATTGTGCGTGTTGTATTGATGTATCTCACCCTTAAGCGTATTTCTTCGCTTGCCATACAGGTCTGCTGATACGTTAGAGCCATTTTGATTATTCAGCTCATCAAGGTGGCCTATGATCTTATGTAATTCGCTCAAAAAACACCCCCACCAATTGATGCCAAGGGCTTTTTATCCTCTTCAACCTCGTAATCTTGAGGGAATGGACTCACTCTATTCAGAAGGCTTAACAGCTTTGACGTGGTCGCAACTTCAAGCCGAGGCTCATTATATTTATCGCCGCCAGGATACAGATAGTTCTTCTTGAAAAATACACGATCAGTATATCGGCCAGGCATTTCAGCAATAGCGACAACCTCATAAATAATCTCGCCCTCTGCATTTGCCGTAAACCATATATTGCAATACATATCTTCCTGCTCTTTTTCCATGTGGCAACCTGGCTGCGAACACATTCCGCCAAACAACTCTGCAGAATCATAAAATGGGTACACCCTATTGAATACTGCGCCAGGGATAATTTCTTTTAACGTAACGTCGTCAGCACTCACAGCTCACACTCCTTACGGTAAGCAATCCACTCTTCAGCAGTTAGGGATGCAGGGTTCTCTTCTTGGTTTACCGGCCTGTTAATCATGATGCCACCTCTAATAATTCAAAATATCGAGAATTAAAGCTTAAAACCCTCTCCTCATTGAATGGAAATCTTCTATCTTTTGCAATGTCCCGGCCATACTCATCAGGGACTATTAGGTGTCTGCGATCATCATCGTAAGCAGTGCTTAACCTTCTGTATTCTGCGCACAATGTATTTGACGTAGGGGATTGATTGTAGCTATAGCTAACCCACATAAGACCTTTAAACTCGAACTTTAACTCACCAAGACTGCCTTGAACTGCGGTATATATTCCATCATGTATAAATTCACCGCTAGACGATGTGAAGCATATATTTAAATCTTGTCCGTAATATATATCTATGCCTTTCCGGTCTTGATGACCTGTAAACTGGCCGACTGTTTCAGGGTTTACAAGCTTAAGCTGATCGACATATTCACCAACTGATCCAACCCCATAATCTAATTCACTATGATATTCAGAATAACCCTTCTCTGCTATTGCCGCGCCACCACCATCAAGAACGATTAAAGACCCGTAAAACCACTTGCCAGCCACTGGGCATTTGCCGCGATACTTCGCACGATCAATAGTATTCATGACAACCCCTTAGCTAGACTTGGCATAGCCTCTTGAGCCTTACGCCTTTCATCTACTGCCAATAAGAGAGCTTTTCTGCGGTTAGAGTTAAGAATACTTGATACTGCGTACCTATTGCCGCGCTGAGACCTTTGAATGATATTCATGATTTATCACCAAGGCTATCGGCAAGCTTACGAATAACATCCATAGCTTCATCAGTCGTTACACAATGCTCATATCCGCTAGAGCTGCCACCTGTGCTTACTTGCTTGTTAAGTTTTGCAATATCTTTCAATGCATCTTCTAGCGTGTAAGGCTTAGCTAGTACGCGGTAAACGCATTTTTTATCAAGGATATTATTGGCAAGATTAGGCTTCCACGATCCAGCAATTAAGATTTCAATCTCACCACTATCAATTATCTCGTCACTTTCACCATAATGATCTAGCCACGCATGTATAACATGCTCTGCGCCGCAGCCTGCAAGCTGATCAAGATCATATTCTTCTGAATTTTGTAGTATAAATTTCATGTTTGAATCCTTAATCGGTTAAATTAGGTGGTTATGTGATAAGAGGGCAGGCTAATAACCAATTAGCCACATCAAGGTTCGACCAAGATGCTTGCCCAATAGAACTTACTTACAACTTAATTGTACTTATAAACAGTAACTTTACAACCAGTATTTAGCTTATTTACAATGAAACGGACAATCACCCTCAGTGTAGGGACAGTTTGAAATGTCGCAGCTATTCATCTAAATCCTTAAATCCTGCCTTATTAATTTTTGCGTACTCACCTATTCTTATTGCAGATGCCAGTCTCTCTAACCAGTCGGCCAGCTTATGCGCTGCATCATGGGCGCTTTCTTGAGGCGGGAAGTCATCCATTGCAATCGATGCAACCCACTTACAACCACGCAATCCATCAACAGCCTTGATAGTCAAATCCTGCTCAACACTTGTCGTGCCGTTATTCTGTTCTACTGCGTACTCAAAAAACTGACCATCTTTATTTTTTTGATACCTGACTAATTCAACCTTGCCTTTATTCATCTATCTCACCCTCACCTTTTTAAATCCGATTTCTAGGCACTTGCTGCACCCCGTGCATATTTCTTTGTGCCGTGTAAATTTCTTCTGATACATATCGCCGTTCATATCCATGTGATTAGTGGTTATGGTTGAGTAAGTAACCCAGATCACGTTTTTATTCTTATCAAGCTGCTTAATTCCATGCGGAATAAGCTCCCAGTTATGGACATCAACAGGGGCTTTATACGCCTTGCCGCCGCTAACATCGAATAATCCCTCCCAGTCTTTATGCTCTTTCATGCCTTGCAGTGTGGCCAGTGCGGTTTCTTTATCGCTTACAGCTAATGATTCATGCTGGACGCCGGATTTAAACATTACCAACGCCCCAGAAATCTAAGATCGCCATGAGAGCAGGGGTTTATCATTGTTGCGCAGTACTCATTCCAGTTTTTCCGAAGAAGATCGCCATCAAACCCGATGAGGCTTCCATCATTTCTGCTTAAATAGCTCATTATGCTTTCAGCCATTACTGAAAAATGGTCATAGTCATTGTTTCCGCACCCGCATCCGGTTTGCATCCCGTTGTCAAACTTCCATATTTTAGGTTGAAGATTGCAGCAAGGGCACGACGCCCACTCGCTAGAGCCTACAGTGTCTTTGTAAACATCTGTGCAGTAGTAAATAACATTCACTCTATAGCCGTGATTAATCTTTCTCTCATATGGAAGGCCTTCCCATGTATCAGTATGAATAATCATCACACTTTCCCCATCAGTTCATTGAATACTTTATTGTCAGAATCTATGGCAGCCTGATCTATCGGCTTAGACTCGAATAATTTAGCCATTTCTTCTTGGGCCCGCTTTTTACCGGCCATGTTTTCAATCTTATTCTGTTCGTGTGAGGCGATTCGCGCATTCACTTCCGCCATGTACTCGCCATCTCTAGCGGCCCTGTAAGTCAATCTAAGCGGGTCGTTATCATCTTGTGGCGAATATGAAGGCATGCCAATCATAAGTGGATCACCAGGGTTAACGCCGCGCTCTATCATCACCTCAACTTGATGCTTGGTATATTCACCGGCTAACGCTTTAGCTTTCAATTCCGGCAAGTCGTCTAAGAATTCCTGAGCTAGATGATGCAAGTCCAAATCATTCTTTTCATTCAGGTTGAACGATTTAATATGCATCCTGGCCAGTACGCCAATCGGTGTTACAGGGTTACGAGCTAAAGCGATAACGCCTTTCCACGTTAATTCCCTTTCTTCTTTGATACCCATGCATTCAACTATCAAAGCAGGATCAATGCCCCAGCGTGATTGCGGATGCGTCACAGCGACTTGTAGGGCGTCTGTAACCTGTTTTAAATCGTACCTACCCAAGACTGCAAACCATGCGTCTAAAACGTCTGTATCGTCAATTGCGGGCTTTCTAATGACTTTAAAAGCGAAGTCTACAGCCTCAATGAAGTTTACAAGGTCACTTTGATTCATAATACTCACCCTCAATGGCTAATGGATTGATAACAGGTTGATCAGTATTTGATGCGTGACTTTCCAGGTACGCGGTTCGATCAGGTGTGGCCAATCTGTCAGGCTTTAAAAATGAGGTTGGTGCGATCATCCTGTCAGCAACGTAATCAGCCTTGAATCCTTTCCAACCAGATTCAGCCGATACTCTCACTACTTCGGCAATGCTCATTCCTGCCTTTTCAGACTGGTTGATAGTTGATTTGAATGCGGTCTCAGTGAACACCTTTCGAGTTGTCATCCAATCGTTGACATGTGATGGGTTAGCACCAAGTTTTATTAACTCATCTGCAAAGCGTTTCTTATTCCATTTAACCGGAGCCGCAGGCGACAAGTCTTTTAAAGGTTCTTGGTTATTGGTTAATGGTTTATGGTTTATGGTTAGTGGTTTATGGTTAGGCTTTGATTCGCTTTCACTTGGGTTTAATTCGCTTTTTAAATTAACCGAATGGGTTTCTTTATTAACCGAGTCGGTTTCTTTGGCTTTATTTTTAGAGCCTTTTGGCCTGCCACCCTTTTTACCGTTTATTGAGTTCGTTACGCATGTGCCGGTATATTCTTGCAGCTCTTGCTGCATTCTATTCTGAATATAAACACCATCTTCTAAGGTGAAGAACTTGTTTATAACGAATGTAATCGCGTCAATCTCAGGCTGGCTAGATGCCCAAACCCAATCTATAGCATCGTTAATTGATGGGAATTTCTCCCTATCATAAATGGCATCCATAAGAAGCGTATAAGCACCATGCTCAAGCATAGATAGTCTGCCTGCCTTCTTATGGTAATCGCCTATATTTCGTTTATAATAATGCATGTAATACTTTCCTCCTTAACCAGTTGCTTTGCGGGCGCTGGTTTTTTTATGCCTTCGATTCTTCGATAAAGTTTCTGACCGAGTTCTCGCTCTGGCAGCCGATAAGCACCACATGAAACAACCTTTCTTTATTCCTATGCCAGTTACTCAATGTAACCATGCTCACGCCTGATATCTCGCTTACCTGGGTAAGACTCTTTAATCCGTAGTGCTTTGCTGTTTGTGCTGGTGACATACCATGTACCCCTTAATTTGTTCACTCATAGTATATGCTTATTTATAATTACACAACCTTATATAAAGCTATTATATGTATTGACACATGCAAGGCTTATGTATAAATTGAACGCATCAACTGATTAACACAACAGAGAGAGATGGCAAGATGGATGATTATCAAAACGATTATTTTATGAATGATACTGAGATTGATAGAACCAAGTGCTCTATGTGTAAAGAGCCAGTACATTCAGACCCTGCGCAGTACAACCTTGTATACAGTCAAGGTAAGTTAGTCTGCCCACCATGCAAAGAGATTGCAGCTCCCTCGGATAGGGCTGCATTTGATAGAGATATGGGGCTTAGATAAACAAACCACCCCACACAATGTTTAAAACACACTGATTAATAAAGGGCTTGAGCGATGGAAGTTAAATTGAACCAAGATGACAGTCTTAGAATTAACGGGGATTATTCTAATATGTCGAATTTTATCGACGTATCAAAAGCGGGATATTCTGGTATTGCTTTAACGCTGTTTACAGGATTTCAGTATATTGAGATAAGAAAGATGGGCGATCAGGTTAAAGTGTTTACCTTCCCTAAAAAGTCTCATAAGAAAGAATATGACTTTGGATCATGGCATGGCGCAGAGGTTGTGTATTCCATTAATGAGCAAATAATGCACAAGGATTAAGCCGCCCCGTGGAATTTAACACTTAATTAACAGCAGCAATTAGAGAGAGTAAGAGGATTATGGAATTTGATTTAGCGAGAATTATTGAAGCGCAATGTTGGAGCGTTATTTGTGAGAGCTACAGCCACGGCGATGATTCAAGTATTGGCTGGGTAGTTGTTGGCTATTTTATGTCAGCACCTTTTGAACGGGTAATAGGCCGAGCTAATGAAGGGGGCGGCCCATCTGGAGCAGTTAAAGACGCGCTAGTCACAATTGATGATGATGCCTATGCGTATCAGTGCGAATACAAGAAAGCTTAACTATTAACCAACGCCATAGTGGCAGAGCAGAGAAATATGAGCAGACTAAAAATAAGACTTGCTAAAAAATTAACCGATTCTGGCGTGATTGGCGAAGTTTTACCCGAAGACATATTTTTTATTAAAAATGGAAATAGGGGCGATGTTGTTAGATGGGAGGCTCTGGGGTACGAATGTTTTATTTCCGGACTCGAGTGTGTAAAAAATGGGGTTACATTCTCGCTGGGTGATACCAGTAATGAGATTTATGTAGAGAATTATTAACAAGCTTAACTATTAACCAACGCCATAGTGGCAGAGCAGAGAAATATGAAGCTAGAAAAGAAGTATGACAAGAAAACGCAGGCGATTATCGATCATTTAAGTCACATGCATAATGAGAGGAGCATATATTTAAAAAGCCGATTTATGGCGGATTTTGGCGGCTCAATCATGCCTACAGCGAGTGAGGATAAAGAGTTTATGCTGAGCTTTTTTAACGACCCTTTCAAACTTGAGGTCATGGCTGAAATTGAAAGAATAATTTCTATATCAATCCCTACGTACACAATGAGCGGCGAAGAAATAGCGTACTAATAAATAAAACCCATCACCACATAAACAATAACGGCCACTATTGCTGATATAGCGATAATGGCCAATGAGAGGGCAGAGATTATGAATTATAAGAAGGATGGCTTTATTAGTGTTATTGATAGGCTTCCTGGCAATGAAACCTCCATGTGTAGCGTAGATGTAACCATGCTTACCGATAAAGGTGAAGTTCTTGATGGATATATGTACTTAGACGAACCGGGTGAATTCAGAGGCTTTGCATACGCAACAAGATCAAATCACGATATTACGGCATGGAAGTGACACGTCAGCCTAAAAGTTAAAATGAACAATTAAACATACTGCTATCGAAATACACATGGATAGCAGTATCATCCTTCCTGTACCCATCACGCCCTTTTCATCATCCATCAGTACATTCCATTGTAATTGCACAGCGCTGCAAACAGTATGATCACAGTGATTATAACGCCAGGTATTATTAGGTCGTCGCCATTTTACATGTATTCAGTTTACACAGACGTAAAAAAACCGCAATTTAAGCGGTCTTTAATCTATGCCATTTAACTTTTAGTAAGTCTCGATGGACGCTATCGAGTGGCCGGTATTTTATTATGGTACTGCGTTTATCTCCATTTTTATCGGTAACTGTAATCTTTAATTTCCTTCCGGCAACTATGAAAATTAATATAAGTGACATTCTGAAGCCCATCCAAAAAGCGCCGACATATGCGCACACAATAAATAGAATTTCCATTAGTCACCGCTATTAGCTGTAAGGTTGTTGGCGTAGCCTTCAAGCGCTTCAGTTGCTATTCTGTAGGCTGGAAAGTAATGAAGACTTCCTTCTTCTTCATCATCATACCCATTAGCTATCCTGCACAATGCTTCTTCAAGCTCAGCAGCAGACTTTACCGGGGTGTCGTTAGCTATAAGCTTTCCGGCAGATTCACACCAGTGGTCATTATCTATATGGCCAATTGATTCATGTAAGAATTCACCGATCTCTGAATTACGCTTAAGTAAGTCGTCACGCTCTGCCTTGAGAGTGGCTATTTCTTTTTTCAGCTCCGATGCATACCATGAATTATGATTAGAGCATCCAGAAGGCCTACACGCTTCCATATCGCCTTTAAATACGCAGTTTTGGCAATGATCAATCATTTTGACAGCTCCTCAAGTAAAGCATCGGCAAATAATTTTGATGATTTTGAAATAGCGGAAGCCATATCAATTGCACTATTATTTTTCTTGGCTTTGTCATCTAAAGGCCTGGTATTCCATTCCTGAATGACGCCCTCTTTAGAGTATTCATATCTCTTTTGTATTCCGCAATTTCCGCATTCTATAACGTGCCTATCTTGATATTGGGTGTCTAACTGATATTCAGGCGGGCAACCGCAAGGGCCGCAGAATGGGCAGTCTTTTAATTCGCTCACTTGATCACCTTCTTAGCCATTTCAATCCAGATGTCAGCCTTTCTACACTTATTGCCCGCAGCCTCTCTTTCATTGAAGATTAAATCAATGTGATTTAATACTTCAGTTGGAATTAAGGTCATTGAGTATCCTGCCGATGATTTGATTTTTGATTTCCCTATTAAATTAAGTATGGGCGAGTAATTAGCTATTATCTCAGCCTCTTTATTAAATGCGTCATCATCGTTGTCAAACCACTCGAATATTTCAACTTTTAAATCATCCGACTCGAGAACCATCTCTTTCCACATTTTACCTCTGCCTGACTTATTGAACGGCCTATCTCCAGTGCCTTTCCCAACATAGACAAGGGCATCTCCGATGTAATGGCCGTATACGCAGCATTTACCATAATGGAATATCATTATTTCATCTCCTCAGACGCTACAGCTATGGATGCGTCACGCATAAATGCGGCAATGCTTTTCTCTTGCTTTTTTGCCGCCAATTCAATTAATGCAAACTCTTTATCT